ATTAAGCTCTCCTATAATATCGTGGTGAATAGTTACCTTCCCACATCATCTCTACAAGAGATACAGGATATGGATAATCACTTGTCATTTTTAATTCAAAATTAGTGTTACGTTGATGGATAGGTACATCAAATCTATACTCAGGTTTTACAGGGCTTGTGCTAAATTGATAATCATCACTTACTGTGACCTCTTTAATTAAAGTCCATTCTTTAGAACTACCTAGTTTAGTTTCAAATACTAGTGGACCTGAACGACCAGTAGATACTTTAATTCTAGCAATAGTTAATATAGCACTAAAGTCAACAGAGTTACCATCTCTTCGTCTAAAATAAAATGTAGGTAATTGTACTTCAAAGTGATAGTTGTATCCAATAATAATACTATCAGCTGAATCTCTTAAATCCCCTACAGCTTCAAAATAATTATAATTTGTACCAGTTTCAATTTTAGGTGTTACCTCTACAAAGTACCCTTCATCTTTAGCAGGTTTACCGATTAAAACTGCACCATTTTTACCAGAAATAGGTTTATAAGGTGTGTAGATTTTAGTTAAGTTGGTAGTTTCATTATAAACAACTTTATCAATAATTCCATCAGGAGATGTTGGAAGTGCAAATAAATCAAGACATGGATTACCTGTTATAACAAACTCACTTGTATTAGAATCTAATACAACAGAAACATCTCCTGTAGGCAACTCATTAACTGTGATTGAGTTTAACAAATACACATCTTCTTGTTGTGTTACAACTACAATATCATCGTTTAAAACGTAAGCATCTTGAATAGTACCTGTTAATTCCCATTTAGTCCAGGCTTGAAATAGATCTTTTTCACCATCATTATAATAACTATAAATATAGATATAAGATGATTGTCTATCTACAAGTAAAATAAAAGAGTTTTGTGGGCTAGATACTAATCTATCTACAGTTTCAGGAATCCATTCAAGTACAACTTTACTGATGTCTACAACAATAGGTGGTTGTTCTACATCTCGTAACTGCATACTAAATACTTTAGCATAATCAGGTACTTTATTAACAAAACCTACAGTAGTACCAATATCTACAGGAGATATATTACTATCCATTTCATAGCTAGATACTGTACGGATAATAGAAGACGTAGGTGTTAATGTATTTGCATCAGTAGCAGATAACATAAATTGCTGACGATCAGCAAATAACAAAAGACCTTGAGCTGTAGGTAAGACATCAAATAATTGAACAGGTCTTGTACTAGATACATTTAAATCGATAGGATCTGAAGCAATTTGTGTCAGAGCTGATTTAACAAAGAAGTTAAAAGGCTCATTAGCTACACTTAAAATTACATTATCTTCTGATAACACCCCAAATCTGTTGTTATAAAAAAATGTAGCCTTGATTTTTTTGTTAATGAAAGAAGGTTCTGGACTTGTGATATTATCACCAGCTAGCCTACTTACAAAAGGTATAGGTTCAAATGTAAATTGATCTACATTATTAACTGTACCATTAAATACAAACCTATGTGGCATTGTTGATGCATCTATTCCTGGTGAAGCATCTCTAGCAATTGTTTCTAGCCAATAACCTTTACCACGTATTCCATCATAAGCTACGAATTTAACATAATAATCATCACTATCACTATTAGTATTTAAGATTCGTAAATTATGACCATCAAAAGATTCAGCTGGTAGTTCAGTTACATTGTTTACTTGATCTAAAAATGCTTCTACAGAATCATTATTAAAACCACCTACTGCTGTTAAAGTAAAAGGTAAAGGTGTACCAGGACTTGCAGGTGCATAACCAATTGTAACTGAATTAGTACCACTAAATCTTTTAATAACTAAACTATTAACATAAGATTCAATGTACCAAGCACCATCAAAATTAGTATTACTTGCATTTTGTTCATCTTCAATTATACTTTTTACTTCACCAGACAGTGAATTATTAGGATTAACTCCAGTTAAAAAATCTTGAAAAGTTGTACTAGATGTTGCAGTAGCTGTAGCATCTATACCTTGAATAGTTACAGTATAATCGTAGCCATCAACAAGTGAAATTAATTTTAAAGTACCAACTGAATTAGCAATAAAAGTACCAGCAGGTAGCATTGCTGTAACTTTAGTTTGGTTTGTAATAATTGTAGTATCTTGAATACTACGGAAATGAAAATGATCTGAAGTAATAGCACCTGTTAAATACGAAGCACCATTATTTGTAACATTACAAGCTTCACCTGTTGTTGCATTCCAAGCATAAATATTAGAACCTTTAATAGCACCAATATAAGAAGTAGTTTCACTACGATCTAGAAAAAACCATACAGCGTTTTCTAAATCAGCTTTATTATAAACATTTTCGTCTGTATCTTTTAGGTGATTAATAAATTTCATACCAGGTCTTTTTAGTAGACCATAGGTAGGGTCAGGATATCCATTAATGCATTCAGATACCTGTCCAGCTAGTTTTTTGTCGTCATTTTGTTTTGAGACACCACCTAAGAAATTAGGTGATAGTTGTGTTACTACTGGCATTAGCGATACAGTGCGTTAAATGGTTTGTAACTGCGGTAATAATTACCACCTTGTGGTTGACCAAAGAATGTATGGTCTCCTTGATTGCATTCGTATTCAAGAGCCATAGCTCTTGTATATGCTTCTTTTTGTGATAGCATTTGGAATTGTTGTCCATCACCAATCACTCTACTAGAAAATATAGCAGATGCTCTAGCTACAATATAAGATTGAATAGGTTGTGGTAGATATTCATAATTCCATTCCCATAGTACATCAATGTAAAGGGTTTCATCTTCCCATTGATCTGTATGTTGAATAGTATCATAAAGATAACCACCACGATTAACACTATTTCTCCCTAAGTTACTTGCATAATCTTGACTAAGATCATATTGAATAGCATTATTAGGGATAACTACTTTCTTTGTAGTTGCATCTGGTGTTACTTCTAGATTTAATTCTTTATTAAATGTCCAGCCTTCAGACTGAACTTCACGTGATACTTCTTTTAAAGTATTAAAAGCAATCGCAACGTCCGGGTTAGTTTGAGTTTCTACTTTATAAGAAACAACTGATTTTAGGATTGATATATTACCTGTTGATGAATGTGTAATATTAACAGTGTAATTATATGTTTGTGGGTTTGATGCTGGAACAGCTACACCTGTTGTAGAAACAGCTGTGTTAGGGATAACACCAGTGCCACTTAAATAAGTACCTACAGGTATGTCAGCTTCTTCAGTAGTTAATGTAGTACCAGAAATACTACCAGTAAAAGTAGTGAGTGGTTCAAGTACAAAAGTTGTTTCAGTTGTTAGAGTATTCACGGGTGCCTGACCAACTGACGCCAGGATCTGATTAACAGCTTGTAATTGGGTGTTTGGGCCAGTAGTAGGAAAAGGCATAATTTGATAATGAGTATTATTCTCAATAAAGAATTAAAAAAAAGGAGTCCCCGAAGAGACTCCCGATATAAGATAAACAAACGTATCAGCTAACGTTTGAAGGATAAGAAGTACCAAATGCAGTAGGAGCAGTGCTAGTAGCATAAAGCTCAACAGCAGCAGCAGGGTTCAGGAAGTCAGCGCCCATTGCAAGACGACCCAAGATAACATCACCCTGATAAATCACGGAGACATCACCACTGGTTACTTGAACCTGAGGAGCGATAGCTTCAACACAACCAGCTGCTTCACGTTGGAAGATAAGACCACAAGAGGTATCAAAGGCATTAGCAGCACCGTAGTTATTACGGGGACCAGCAGCAGAGCTTACAGTACCGGCTTCAATAGTTTCACTAATGAAGTCACCAGTGTTACCAGGACTAGTAATAGCACCACCATAGTTAACACCATACTTACCGAAGAAAGGAATATTCATCGATTTGTAGATCTTAATACCAGCGATTTCTACAACACCCTTACCACTTTGCAGTGAAGCACCTTGCATATCACGATTAATCAAACCATTATCACCAGTGGCTTGAATTAATACATTATACTGACGTGGGTTCAAGACACCAACACGTCCGTCTTGTGATACACCTTTTTCATCAAGAGCAGCAGCTGCATCATAGAATGCATTGACAAGTTTAACTTGATCATAAGCATCACTTTCAGCACCTGCACCAGTACCAACTTGAATTTGAGTACCACCTGGTTCAGCATAACCAGTTTTAGAAACAGGAGATGCAAGACGTGCACCTTTAGCAATTTGACGGAAGATCAAACGGTCATACTTTTCAGCAAGTGCATAACCAATCTTACGTGAAATCTCAGAACGCATGTCATATTGAGCAAGAGTCTCATCAAGGTTATAAACGAAGGCTGAACTGATCAGCAAATCATCAACCGTGATGGTCTTTTCTGCTACAGGAGGAGCGTTATTGGAGTCACCAAGAATGCTGTTACCAGGAGTATGGTATTCAGATTTGGTACGCCCTGTGTAGATAAACTGCATTGACTTACCACCAGTCAATGTACGCTTCATGACCAAATCACGAGCGATTGTGTTGTTTTGGAATCCTTTGAACATCTCTCCACTGAACAATTTCAGATAAAGAGCACGGCGCTCGCTAGTATCAGCGATAGCACCATTAAGTGCACCCGGAGCAGTAAGCTGTGCGGGGTTTACACTAGATTGATAAGTCATTTTAAATAATAAATATATTAATTACACTCAATGCCATCTAGTATATTGAGTGCTTTGTGAGCACGTCGGTCTCCCAAAAGTGGAAGCATAGTTTTAATACAGTCAATAGCTAAAGACTTTTTAGTAAGTCGATAGGTCCAAGATTTTTTTCGGTCCTTTCTGTTTCGCTCATACCAAGTCCCACCAGGGAAAGCAGTAGCGAATCTATCCAGAACATCTTTATCAGTCATCTCTATACCGAGATTAACTCTATTCTTATGTGTATCAAAATATCCTTCACCTTCAAAAAGACCTACGGCCCATGCTTGTAGCGTAGACATAGTTTAACGTTAAAAATTTTTGCTGTCTATCCAGCTGTATACAGCCAAGGCGTATCGTCGTAACGGACCCTGACCAATAGTGAGACCGAGAATTGCACTCGGTCGTTAGATCTATCTCACTTGGTGTATTTTACACCACGATAGCAATAAGTTTTGCCTTGCATAGTAACCTCTATAGAAGCCTCCATAAGCCCCGTTCCATGCTTATGGTGTCATGCGTCCCGAAGGATGAACGGACGTG